AAAAACTGGTCCGGCTTCGGAACCAATACATCCCCATCGATCCACGGCATTTCGATGCCATGATGGATGTGACCGTTGACATTCCATTGGGAGGAGCATCTGATGCAGAACGTCAAGGTTTTCTCCAGAGCATTGTCCAGAAACAGGAACAAATCCTCCAGCAACAGGGGCCAGTTAACCCATTGGTCAATCAGCAACAGTATTACCAGACCTTAGTTAAGACCCTGGAAAATGCTGGCTATGCTGACACCTCACAGTTCTTCAGCGATCCGGCACAATTTCAGCCACCTCCACCTCCAGAACCGAAACCGTCGGCTGAAGAAATCTATGCTCAGATTCAAAACCAGAAGATCGTCGCAGACATTGCCGAATCTGAAGCCCGTCTTAACCTAGACCGTGAAAAAATGATCCGTGAGGATGACCGTCTGAGGGATCAATTTGAAGCAGAACTCCAGGTCAAGATCAGAGAACTGGAATCCAAATATCAAACCAGCGTGGATCAGGCCACGATCCGTGGAATGATGGAACGTGATAGGGAGGAGGTGAGACAACAATCTCTGTTGCAACGGACCCAGATGCAACAGCAAGCGCAACCTCAACCTACGGTGACTGGGCCACCGGAAAATCCACTGAATTAAAATGGCATATGCCCATGAAATGGTAGCCACTGGTGAACATCTGAGTATCCACTTGATTGACAGCATTATCATCTTTGCCGTCATTACGGGTGCATACTTGATAATCAAAAAGATGCGGAGCCATGGATAAAAACGAAGAAATTAAACGTGCGGAACGTGCGAAAGAATTAATGTCGGACCCCCTGATCGGGGAGATATTTAATGAACTGGAAGAAATCTATTTTAATTCATGGAAGGAAACCCAGCCGAAGGATACGGATGCCCGTGAAACGATGTGGCAACTCTTTTGGGCTGTAGGTGAATTGAGACGGCATATCAATGTTATAGTTTCAAGAGGTGAGTTCAATAAGAACCTCATCGAAAATGCGAAGAAGCGTAAGCGTTCTTAGAAATTTTTAACCTTTAACCCGTTGGAACAACCATGGAAACAGGACTCCAACAGGCTGAACAAGCCTTTTCACAGATGTTGTCCGGTGATGCCGATCAACAACAGCAAGTGGATGAAAACGAAGAGACTCCACCAGAAGAATATGGTGAGGTCGAAGAGGGTGAAGCTGAAGAGTACGAAGCAGAGCCAACACCAGAACCTCAACGATACTCCGTTAATGTAAACGGGGAGCCGTCTGAGATAACTCTGGATGAAGCACTAGCCGGATATTCCAGACACGCTGACTACACCCGAAAGACTCAAGAACTAGCGCAACAGCGTCAGGCTTTTGAGCAGGAACAAGAACAGTTGCGACAAGAACGGGCCATGCATCAGCAAGCCCTTCAACAGTTGCAACAAGTGCAGACCGAAGAACCAGAACCAGACTGGAATGCTCTTTATGAGCAAGATCCACTTGAGTGGATGCGCCAGAAGGAACTGCGACGGGAAAGGCGTGAACAGCAAGCTCAGTTGCAACAACAGCAACAGATGTTAGCTCAACGCCAGGAACAGGAACGTCAGGCTCAGTTTCAGGCTCAGTTGCAAGCAGAGCAACAGAACCTCACAAAACTGATTCCTGAATGGTCTGATCCAGAACGGATGGCCTCTGAAAAGAATGCGATCCGTGAATATGCGCTGTCAATTGGGTGGACTCCCCAGGAGTTATCCCAGGTTTACGATAGCCGTGCCGTCGTTACCCTACGCAACGGAATGTTGCTGGCAAATATGCAGAAAACTGGGCAACAGAAGATGGCTCCAGGAACACCGACGATTGGTGCCGGAACACTTCCCCAGCAAGCACGGAAGGTAACCAGTTACACCCGTGCAAAACAGAAACTGGCAAAAACTGGGTCAATGAAGGATGCACAGGATGTTTTCAAACACATGCTAAATGCAGAAAAAAAGAGGTAAAAAATGGCAGTAGTAACCGGAAACATGTCTACCTATGACGCAACAGCGATCAGGGAAGATTTGAACAATGTAATTTCAAACCTTTCTCCAGAAGAACGACCCTTTATGGAGTCGATTGGTCGGAGGGATGTGAGCAACACCACATTTGAGTGGCAAGTTGAAGATTTGCCCAGCGTGGTGACCACAGCCCGTGAGGAAGGAGCGCAAGCAACGAATGACGCTCACACCGCAACGGTCAGGGTTTCTAATGTAACCCAAATTTTGGCACGGAACGCCACCGTTTCTGGAACTCAACTTGCTGTAGATAATGCCGGAAAAGGGGGGTCGGATGAACTTAGTCATCAGATGGCTCTCATCTCAAGGGCATTAGCCAGGGATGTCGAAAGTGTCCTGCTTGCAAACCAAGCAAAGGCTTCCGGCTCTGATGGTTCCCCAACCCGTTCCACGGCTGGAATGGGTGCCTGGATCAAAACCAATGTATCCATGGCATCTGACGGCACCAATCCAACTGATGCAGTTGGAGGAGATGCACGGAATGACGGCACCCCTGAAAACTTCACGGAAACCCGTTTGAAGGATGCCCTGAAATTAGCCTACACCAACGCATCGGACCAGCCTTCGATGATCATGACTGGACCCTATAATAAAGGTGTTTTGTCAGGATTTTCCGGTAGAGCATCAGCCACCCAGGTTGTTGCCCTTCCAACGAAGGCCGATGAAGTTCAAGCGACGGTCAGCGTTTATATCGGGGACTTCGGAACATATAAGTCCGTGACGAACCGATTCCAGCGTGACCGTGATGTTTGGATCATCAATCCTGAGTATGCAAAGGTCGCATATCTGAGACCCTTTGAGCAAAAGGAAATTTCCGTCGCAGGAGATGCTGAGAAGCGTCAGATCACGGTGGAATTTGGATTAGAGTGTACGTCGGAAAAGGCTCACGCTTTAGTCGCAGATAACGACCTTAGTTAATGCCTAGACAAACGACGGTCCTTTCAAATAGTGGTGGCCTAACCAACATGGTCACCACTGAGGATGGTGACGGGACGGCTCATCTGCATTCACAGCAAGATGTCCAACCCGTCATCGACTATTGTAAGGAACACGCAGAACGTGTGAAGCCCCATGAGGACTTCCGGCACGTTGCAGAATTACCGATGGTCATGGTCCAAAAACTAATGGCTGAAGGGATCTGGGGTGACAGCAAGGCTCTACTCAAATGGTTGGATAAGCCTGAAAACAAACCTTTTAGGACGTATGCTGGAAGGTTGGTCTAATGTCTACGATAACGAACTTAGCAACCCTGAAGTCAAGTATTTCTGGGTGGCTCAATCGTTCTGATTTAGACGAATACATACCCCAGTTTATCCAGTTAGCGGAAGCCGACTTCAACAACAGGCTCCGTACCCGTGAGATGATCAAACGGGCTACGGCAACACTTGCCACGGAGTACGTCCCTATTCCGGCTGGAATGCTTCAGATTCGGAACATCCAGTTAAACACGGACCCCCAACGGCTATTGGAATATAAAACTCCAGAGGAGTTGGATGAGTTGGCGTTGACCTATTCCACTACGGGTCGGCCCGTCTATTTCACCCTCCTTGGTGAAGCAATCCAGGTAAAGCCAGCCCCTGATACGACCTACACGGTAGAGGTCGCATATTACAATGAAATTCCGGCTTTGTCTGACGCAAACACCAGCAACTGGTTATTATCGAAATCCCCGAATATTTATCTTTATTCAGCCCTTTACCACTCAGCCAGCTTTCTTATGGCAGATGAAAGGATTCCAGTCTGGGAACGTCTGATGAACACGGCAATCGAAACCCTGAACTATAGCGACCAACAGAGTAAATATTCTGGGGTCGCACCTAAAATCTCATTTTCCACGGTAGGTTGATATGAGTTTCACAAATTTCTTAGAACAAAAAGTCCTGGAACACGTTTTCAGGAATGTGGCCTACACCAGTCCAACAGCATTGTATGTGGGGCTGTTCACCAGTACCCCGTCAGATTCGACGGCTGGGACTGAGGTCTCCGGTGGATCATATGCACGGCAAACCGTGGCTTTTTCATTTACATCCGGTGACCCGTCAAGTGTGACGAACACGGCTCAGATCACGTTCCCAACATCAACAGCATCCTGGGGGACAGTGACCCATGCCGGAATCTATGATGCTTTGACTTCAGGAAACTTCCTGGCGTATGCGGAATTGACCTTGTCATCTGATTTTTCGACCAGCAATCCGAAGACGATTGCAACAGGAGATATTTTCAGAATCAGTGCCGGAAACCTTCAGGTACGGCTGACTTGAAATGTCCTATGGGCTGGGTGTTTGGGGTTCAGGAAACTACGGCACTTCTGGAGAATTCGGTGCCGTTATTTCAACCAGTACCACACGGGTCGGGAACCATGTTGAATATTTACCAGGACTTAGGACTACGGATAATTCGACCATGGTCGTTGGTCCTACTGTTGAAGCAACCGGAACCGACTTGGGAATCAGAGGAACTGAACTGTCTTCAATGAAATCTGCTTGCAGAGCCAGCTTTGTTTTTGGAGTCCGTTCTGAATCAGGATCAACGTCAGTGTCTTCCGGTATTATTTTGTGGGAGGGGGTCACGGACCCAACAGGAACCTGGACTGACATCACAGACACGATATAGGTAGAACCTATGGCAGACACTACAACCACGAATTTTTCCTATGTCCTTCCCCAGACTGGTGGCTCAAGATCCACATGGGGTGGCAAACTAAACCAGAACTGGTCCAAAACAGATTCAGTCCTTGGAGCAACAGTCCCACTGGGCCTGATTCAGATGTTTGTCGGGACATCTTCACCCAATGCCTACTGGAAAGTCTGCGACGGTTCTGCACTCAACACCTACACTTACAAAGACCTTCACGCAATCGTTTCCAATAACTACGGAGGAACAGCTTTTTCATCTGGGGTCACCGATCAGTCAGGAGCAACCACAACATTCAACATCCCTGACATGAGGGCTAGAGTCCCAGTTGGCTACAACACGGACGCAACCATTGACATCTCAGGGACTGATGCCACCAAACTTTCGACACGTTCCCTGAACGTCAAGGGTGGAAAAGAGAATGTTGCTCTGTCTGAAGAACAACTGGCGAACCACACCCACAATCTGGGTGACACCAGCCACAACCACAACATCACAGAATCGGCACACGGTCACTCACTGGATGCCCATAATATTACTGAAAATGATCACACTCATCAGTATTACGATCCTACAAATGGAGATTATGCCCTTGCATCAGATGACGCAATGGGTAGAGGGGAGTCTGGGAATGCCAGAGAATATGTGAGTAAATCTGCTTCTGATGGAGCAAGCAACACTTCAACCGTCAGCGTCGCAAACCACACCCTTGGCACCAATACAACAGGGATCACCATCAATGATGCTTCGCTGAGTGTGTCTGCAACACAAGGAACAGGGTCTGACAACGCCCATGAGAACATGGCCCCCTTCGTTGTCATCAACTACATAATTCTGGTCGCTTACCCAAGTTAGAGCTATGGCAAACTATACTTTTTATGTAACCGTTTCCGGTGGAAAA